TAGGAGACAGTATGATTACTGGTGGGGTTGACAGTATGGAAAAATATAAGTATATGCTAGGACAAGCACATGCTTATCAAATAGTAATACAGGAAATCTCTAACCTGCTAAAACCAAAGGAGCAAAAAGATGAAGAAGGAAACGTTATCGACATCGGAGAACGAAATACCAAAAATTAAACTTGGTCTTCAAGATAAATACGAAGAAGAAAAAAAAGAAGAACCTCACGCAAAAAGATTAGACGAAAACAATATTAAAGATGTAGCTGACCAGTTACCAGAACCGGTCGGATACAGACTTTTAGTTTTACCTTTTACACCAAAAGAAAAAACTAAAGGTGGAATTTTATTTTCTCAAGAACAATTAGACAAAGCTAGAATTGCGACTACTTGTGGTTATGTTCTAAAAATGGGAGATCTTGCATACGCGGACAAAGATAAATTTAATAAGCCGTGGTGCAAAGTAGGAGATTGGGTAATGTTTGCTAGATATGCTGGCGCACGTTTACCGATTGAAGGTGGAGAAGTGCGAATACTAAACGATGATGAAGTGTTAGGGACCATAGGTGATCCTGAATCAGTTCTTCATTACATTTAACAACATAGGAAGGAAACTATGCCAACAGAAAACGAAAACAAAGTAGAGAATCTAATTGACGTCGGTGAAGCTGATCAGCAAGAAACCGAAATTAATTTAGATGAAAAAGGTAATCCTGAAAAAATTGAGGAGCCTAAAGAAGAAAAAATAGAAGTTGAAGAAGTATCTGACGTTGACAAAACTTATGAAAACGAAAGAGAAACTAAACTTGAAAAAAAAGAAGATAAGGACGAGCTAAAAGATTATAGTGAAGGAGTTCAAAAAAGAATTGCTAAACTAACTCGTAAAATGAGAGAAGCAGAAAGACAGAGAGAAGAAGCTGTTCAATTTGCTCAAGCAGCAAAACAAGATAAAGATAGACTTGAAAGAAAAATGTCTACTTTAGATAAATCATATGTTAAGGAATTCGAATCAAGAGTTACTACTAACATGGATGCTGCAAGACAAGCTTTAAGAGTAGCAATCGAAGCTGGTGATGTAGATGGTCAAGTAAAAGCTCAAGAACAAATGGCTAGACTTGCACAAGATGCTTCAAGATTAGGAGCTTTAAAAGATATTTCAGAAGCACCTACTGAAAAAGAAGTAACAACACCTACATATCAACAACAACCACAACAAAGTAGAAGTGATCCAAAAGCGGAAGAATGGGCTGCTAAAAATACTTGGTTTGGTAATGATTCAGCAATGACTCATACTGCACTTGATCTACATAAAGTTCTTGTAGAAGAAGAAGGTTATGACCCTAAATCTGACGAATATTATGAAGAAGTTGAGAAAAGAATTAGACTTGAATTTCCACATAAATTTGATAAGATAGATGGTACTTCTACAGAAAGAGTAAAACCTACTCAAAATGTAGCTTCGGCTAAACGTTCAGCCTCAACAGGACGCAGAAAAACTGTAAAACTCACGCCTTCGCAGGTAGCAATTGCTAAAAGATTAGGTGTGCCGCTAGAAGATTATGCAAAACAACTAAAAATCACGGAAGGAGCATAAAATGGAAAATGATAAAATCAAAACTTCTCGTGCGAGTCAAACTAGAGACAAAATAGAAGTCAAAAAAGTTTGGACTCCACCCAACTCACTTGATGCACCCCCAGCGCCAACTGGATACAGACATCAATGGATACGTTCTGAAATACTCGGAACATCGGATGCAAAAAATGTTGCATCTTCTTTGAGAGAAGGATGGGAGTTAGTGAGAGCTGACGAATATCCAGATACTCAATATCCAGAAATGACTGAAGGCAGATACGCGGGAATAATCGGAGTGGGCGGCCTATTGCTGGCTAGGATACCAGAGGAGATTGCGCTTCAAATCGATGCTTATTATAAAAAGCAAAACGATGCAAAAGAAGAAGCAGTAGAGAACAATCTTATGAAGGAACAGCACCCTAGTATGAAATTCCATAAGGAATCTAATACTCGTGTAACTTTTGGTGGTACAAAGAAATAGTCTTATAACAATTTCTACGTCCAACAAAATAAATTAAACCGTACTGGAGGCCCTTCGGGGCAGGTACATACAAAGGAAACAAATACTATGGCAAATGCAAGTACAGTAGGTTTTGGTTTAAGAACGACTATGACGTTGGGAAATACTCCGGCGACATCAGGACAATCTGAATACAAAATCAAATCAGGCCTAGGTGTTGGTATCTTCAAAAATAACCCTATTTCTATCCAGGATTCTTCTGGTGATGAAGGTTATATACAAGATGCAAGTTTCGCAACAACTGATGATGGTGGAAGTGGTGGAGCAGCGTTCGACAATTCAGGACATGCGCCTCTTATTGGTGTGTTTAATGGAGCTTTCTATATAGATAACTCTACAAGCAAACCAACGTTCGCAAATTCAGTTGCAGCAAGCACAACATTTGGGACTAACTATAATACAG